CTAATGTAACAACGGTTGCTGGAGCAGCATCAAATGTAAGCACTGTTGCTGGAGCGATTACTAACGTCAACAATGTTGGTGGTTCAATAGCCAATGTAAACACAGTTGCTACTAACATCAGCGGCGTAAACAGCTTTGCAGAGCGTTACCGTGTAGGCTCAAGCGATCCTAGCAGCAGCCTTGATGCGGGTGATCTGGCATACAATACATCAGACAATGCTTTGAAGTATTACACAGGCAGTGCTTGGGCATCTATTACTGCTGGCATTGGCAACGTAGTCGAGGACAGCAGTCCCCAGCTTGGCGGTGCGCTTGATGTCAACGGCAACTCAATCACCAGCGCATCAAACGGTGACATCACGATTGACCCGAATGGCACTGGCGACATCGTGCTGGATGCAAATGTTAAAATCGGCACAACCACAGATGCTTGGGCTGGCGCAAATACTTTAGTCGTAAAAGAGGACAGCGGTGACGGTGGTGTTACTATTGTCTCTGCGTCTACCTCAAACAATGGAAATATCGGTTTTGCTGATGCTGAAAACACTGCATTTTCAGATATGCGTGGACTGATAACATATCTCCATTCTGATGACGCTTTTCGCTTTATGACTGCAAATACTGAACAGATGCGCCTGACTTCGGCGGGTTTGCTAGGGCTGGGGACTTCATCGCCCTCTTATAAATTCCATTCCACTACTTCTTCTGGCTCCGACATTGCTGGGTATTTTCATAATAGTGCGGGTTCTGGCAACGGAACGTCTTTGGTCGCCAGAGGTGGGGCGAACAACGCAACGCCAAACTTTCAAGTTCAAGATTATAATGGGAACGCTGATTTTACAGTCATTGGCACTGGCAATGTCGGCATCGGCACTGCAACACCAGCATTTAGCCGAACTGGTGGCGGGTTACGAATTGATAACAGTGATGCACCTCATATTCGTTTGGACAACGGTTCGTCTAATGTAAGCGAGATTTACCAAAGTGGCGTAAACACCGTGATTGATAGCCGAAGCCCGTCAGGTGTTATCAAGTTTACTGTTCAAGATAGCGAGAAGATGCGCCTTGACAGCGGCAATCTGCTGGTTGGCGGCACTTCACTGGGCGAAAATGGTGCAGTAACAATGGGTGGCGATGGTCGCATCTACGCTATTCGTGCATCTGACACCGCTTGTTTCTTTGGACGCACAGGGGCTGATGGCAGCATTGTCAACTTTACGAAAGACGGTAGCACGGCTGGCTCAATTGGTACTTTTGATAGCGGCGCAAACATATACATCGGGTCTGGAGACACTGGGGTAACATTTAATCCGACTGTAAACGGTATTTTGCCACACAATCCCAGCACAAATGCGCAATTAGATAATGCTATTGATTTGGGCTACCCCACTTATCGTTTCAAAGACGGTTATTTCAGCGGAACATTAAACTGTGTGCAAATTCGTGGAGTGTCCGACACGAACACAGGGATTGATGTCACTGGCAGTGATATCATTGCTTTCAAAACTGGCGGCAGTGAGCGGGGGCGGTTTACGTCAGGTGGCAATTTTAGAATTAACCAATCCTCTATAGATAGTCCGGGTCTTGGAAATACCACCACAGGGATTTGTATTAGGTCAGATAATATCGTCGCCATCTCTAGTGCATCTGGATATGTAAGCGTTAACAGAAATAGCGATGGCTTAGTTCAACAGTTTAATCGTTCTGGTAGCACTGTAGGCACAATAAACATTACTAGTTCCGGAACAACCTACAACACCACCTCTGACCGCCGCCTCAAGCAGGACATAGAACCGCTAGAAGCCACAGACAAGCTGATGGCTATGAACCCTGTGTCATATAACTGGAAGGCTAACCCAGACGGCCCACGCTCTATGGGCTTTATCGCCCAAGAGATGGAAGAGGTGATGCCAGAGGCCGTGTCTACTGGCACTGATGATGATGCGATGATGTCAATGGATTACGGACGCATCACGCCAATTCTGGTGTCGGCGTTGCAGGATGCACATAAGAAGATTGAACAACTGGAACAGCGTATCGCTGAGATGGAGGCTAAATAATGTCTAGCTTTGGACCTAACCATCACGCTGCAAGTGCTTGGGGAACTGTAGATAATTCTGGTGCTACTATGACTTTAAAAGACAGTTTTAATCAGAGTTCTGTTACAGATAATGCAACATCGCGGGCAACGTATAGTTGGTCTGTTACTTTTGGTAATGATGATTATGCGCTATCTGGTATGTCTGGTTCATCAGGAACTAATGGTAAAATGGTTTCTATGAATACTGTTGCAACTACCAGTTGCCAAATTGAGGACAGATTTCACGATAATGGTCAGTCGCCAGACAGTTTTAACTGGTCAGTAATTGCAATGGGAGACTTATCCTAATGCACTTGCTTAACCGTTTAGCAGACGCAAAGCAACGGCTTGAGCCACATCGGACAGACTATGCTGTTGTGTATGAGGACGTTGATATGGACTGCTGTTCTGTTATGCACCCAGACCCCCACGCTATGGCGGCACTGATAGATGGCGGTGTGTTTCCACCTGTTTGGGTCTATTGGGAATTGGCAAAGGACGAAGCACAGCCTGATTTCAAACGGCACACCAGAGGCTACTTGCTGCACGACACACCAAGAGAAGGTCCGAAAACAGAAAGCGAAGCCCTGTTGTATCTCATTATGAAGGACGTGCCACAACATATCTGGCGCAACTACGAAACCAGCAACAGCGTCCACTTGAAAATCATTAGGCGTGAACAGCAGCCAGACAGAGAGTTTAGAAATGCGTGGAGAATAGCGGCATGACAACAATCATATCAGACAAAGACGGCAATGAGATTGCTGCCGCATCAGCCACAGTGCCAAGTGACAGACATTTCCGTAACGCTTGGGCTTTGGACGGCACGGTCATCACAGAGGACTTGGCAGCAGCCAAACTCATCTTTGCCGACAAGATTAGAGAAGCCCGTAAGCCACTGCTTGAGGCACTAGACGCTGACTACATGAAGGCTCTTGAATCTAGCGCAGATACTGCTGCAATCGTGGCTGACAAACAGGCGTTGCGTGATGCGCCTACGGCTGGCAACAGCGCAACAACAATCACTGAACTCAAAGCAGCGTGGCCTAGTTGCTGCGGCGACAACCCATACGAGGAGTAGAAAATGGCTAACACATACACTTGGGACTTCCCAGCACTTGATGTTTGCAATGAGGCCCAGAACGGACACTCTGATTGCATCAAGACAATCCACTGGCGGCTGACTGCTGTATCTGACAGCGAGACAAATGCTGATGGCGAGGCACTAAACGTGACAGCATACGGCACTGCTGCTGTGGAAACACCAGACGAGGATGACAGTGACTATGTTGCTTTCGATGACATCACGAAAGACTGGTGCAAGGCCAAGACGCTTGAGGCTTTGGAAAAGACCGAAGCCGAGATGAAGACAATGCTTGATGAGCAGATGACTGCGCTTGCTAACCCGCCAATGCGTCAAGCTGTTCCGGCTGGCTGGTAATGGCAAAGCCTACAGCCACATCTGTACAGGCCCAGATAGATACCCACGAGGCAGTGTGTGCTGAACGCTGGAAAGAAACCATTCTGCGGATCAAACGGATTGAACACATTATGATCGGCACGGCTGCTACTACTATTCTGCTTTTACTAAACTTGGTTGTGAGCGGCTAATGTGGAAACGATTGTTGTATTTTCACTTTATGTATTCATTGGGATAAATGATGACAGGCAACAGGTTCCAGAAGTCATGCGCTTTAGAGATGTAAATGAATGTGTTTTCTTTGCTAAAAAGCTGCACGCTCAAGGACAACAAATCACCGCTTATTGTTTGCCAGAAGCGGTAAGTAAGGACATGAGGGTTTTCTGATGGACCCTATTTCTTGTATGGCCACTGCTTCCGCCGCTTTTGGCGTTTTGAAAAAAGGTTTTGCCGTTGGCCGTGATATCGAATCAATGGCCTCTGACTTATCAAGGTGGATGGGTGCGCTGTCTGACCTTGATATGCTTGAGAAAGAAGCAAAGAACCCTCCTATATTTAAGAAGTTATTTAATGGCAAGTCTGTAGAACAAGAAGCCATTGAAGCATTTGCGGCTAAAGAAAAAGCACAGCAACAGAGATATGAATTACAACAATGGATCTCTATGACTCTTGGTCGCAAGAAGTGGGATGATCTTGTAAAAATGGAAGGCTCAATCCGAAAGCAACGTCAAGAAACTCTTTATAAACAAAGACAAAGGCGACAAAAGTTTGTAGAGATTGTGGCTTGGATAATGATGGCGGTAGTAGGTGCTGCGTCTATAGTCTTATTTATTTTATTCTTGAAAGGCCAAACTGCAAATGCAGTAGGAGAAATGGTTACTTGTCGTAAGGTTAAGTGCGAGAAGTTAGACAACAAGCAAACTGTTTGTGTGTTCAAGGGCGCAAACAATACGATTGAAACGCAGTTCTTTGAGTACATGGAGTTCATACCAAACGAGTATCAATGCAAATATGATCCTAAAGCCAAAAAAGACATGACCATTCAAGAAACGCTCAAAGCTGTTAGGGAGAGTCAGAAATGACAGTAGAAAATATTGCAAGAAAGATGCTTGAGCTAAAAATACTGCCACGTTTTTGCATACTTGTTATGACTGGTGTTTACATACGATGTATTGAGTGGGCATTGTCTCAGCCAGATCTTACAACACAGCAAGCTAGCCTCATCAGCGTTGTAACTGGTGCCATGACAGGCAGTCTGGCAGTCTGGCTTAGTTCGGAGAAGCACTAATGTTACAGGCTTTACTAGGCCCAATCTCTTCATTGGCAGGTACTTGGCTTGAGGGAAAAGTTGAAACAAAGAAAGCTGAAGCTGCATCTAAAGTCGCAAAGGCGAAGGCAGAAGCGACTATTATGGAAAAGAAAGCCACGGGTGAGATTGACTGGGATCTAACTATGGCTGATGCCAGTAAGCATAGCTGGAAAGACGAGTGGCTTACAATTTTGTTCTCGGTGCCGCTTGTGTTAGCCTTCTGTGGTGAGTGGGGGCGTAACATTGTAGCTGAAGGCTTTACTGCTTTAGATTCTATGCCTGATTACTATAGGTATACACTAGGAATTATTGTGTCTGCTTCATTTGGAACTAGAGCAGCCACAAAATTCTTTGGGGGAAAGAAATGAATATAGCAAAGCTGCGTGTAGATCTTGAGTTAGATGAAGGCATCAAGCATGAGGTGTACCTAGATCATCTCCACCTAAAGACCGTGGGTATAGGTCACCTTTGCCGTGAGGATGAGCCTGAGTTTGAGATGGAAGTAGGTTCGCCTGTATCTGATGAGCGTGTGCAGGAGTTGTTTGAGCGTGACCTCGATGCTGTGCGTCTGGATTGCGTTAAGCTGTATCCTGATTTTGACAAGCTGCCAGAAGATGCCAAGCTGATTATAGCAAACATGATGTTTAATCTTGGCTTGCCCCGTCTATCTAAGTTTAAGCTGATGAAGGCTGCTGTTGATGCTGGTGATTGGGAAGAGGCTGCAAACCAGATGGAATCCTCCAAGTGGTATAGTCAGGTTCCTAATCGGGCAGAGCGTTTGTGTAATCGGATGCGGCTGCTGGCTGTCCCAACGTAAAACGAGTGAGCATCGGGGGACACTCACTCGCCGTGGGTTAGCGGAGAACCAAAACCGCACCACGTTTTTTAGAATGGTATATCATCATCTAGCTCTTGTGTAGATGTTTCTTGTGGCTCTGGCTTTGGTTCCTCATCCTTTGGCTGCATCTCTGACACCTTGAGTGATAGATACTTGCGTCCATCTTTCTCACCGCGCCATCCAGCAATACGCCAATCTTGATGTATGCCATCAAGAGGGCCAGAGTAATCTGGTTTGTTGTCATCATCTGTCTTGTCTTTGTTTTCAAACAGCACACCTACCTTTTGGTATACTTCAAGACGCTTTTCTCCTGCTTTGGTTTGAGCCGTGATGATAGCAACGTGACCATCCTCACCCATGATGTTTAGCTTGCCCTGCAAGATAAAGTTCTGTTCGGGCCAAGGCTTACCAGCTATGCCGGAGTTAGTGTTGTCATATTCAGTCATTGATCTGTCCCTTCTGTAGCTTGTACAAGCCACCATTTTTATTAGGTTTGCGATTGATGATGTATCCGTCAGCCCTAGCTAACTTGATGTAGGTTGTAACTGTTTGAGTAGACAAGTTTAGATACTTGCCAATCTCTTCTACAGTTCTGTACCTACCCTTTATTGTAGTTAGAAACTTGCGTGGATATTTGTTTGATGTCTCAATCAGTTTCTTTGGTTTGGCTGGTGGTGGGGAAGCCAGCATAACCAGCTTCTCCAGATTGTTGTTGATCCTTTTGAGTTCATCCTCAATGGTTTGTAGCTGTTTCACGTGGAACATTACCAATCCTTCCCATCTGATGATCCAGTTGATTTACCTTTTGTCACCTTTGGTGAGGGCATACTGGCAGAGTTGCCATCATCATCCTCTGACGGCAGACCAAAAACTGACTGCAAGCCATATCTTTTAGCGTAGGTAATACCACTGCCCATCTTTTGTGGATCAGTATTATCTTTGGTTAGAACAGGTGTTCTGCCCTGTATATACTCACCTGATTCATGCAAAAGCATTGTTCTTACAAAAATAACATTGTCTTGGAAGTCAACAACCTGTGTAAATGTAAGGCCACACTTGCCAGCTTCTGCTCGTACAGTTTCAATGACCTCTTCAAGTGAGGCATACTTTGACTTGAAGAATGGATTGTTTGCAGCTTTCTTTGCTGCTGCTCCTGTATTGTGAAACTGTATTAATGCTTTGCATATATTTTTGTACTCAGACATTCTGGTTCTCCTTTACTGTGACACGAAGTGATCCGCGCTTATCGCGTTTGATGGTGAGAAGGTCACAGTAAACTTCTCGCTCATCATCTCCGACCATAGCTTTGAGGTCAGCCTTGGCTGATTCAAATAGCTTGGCGTTCTGTTCTTGCTCAATGTAGTCATAGCATCTGCTGATAAACTCATTGTCAGATGACGCATCCCTGCGTGTCATGCCATCTACTTTGATCTTGTCTATGGATACAGGTGGTATTTCATCATCAGCAAAAGGGCGGGTGTCATCACGAACAAGCCTCCAAAATTCTTTGATGTGGACTTGCATTTTGTGAATGTAATCCCAATCAATTGAAACATAGACAGATTCCCATCTACGATTGCCAAAGATTACAGATAGATGACAGCCCTTTGCTCGATGCAACCACATGTAAAACTGTATCTGTGGCATATACATCTGCAAACATTGCTGCATGTTATTGGCATCGTATGTGTGCTTGCACTCAATGATGTCATCAGTGAAAGTATTTTCAGATCCGCTGTTGTCCCAGATATATCCATCTACAGTTCCTTTGAGCGGCACACCCCCCCAATTTATTTCAACGCAATACTGTTGCTTTCTAACATTGTAACTATGATGGTCAGCAAACCAATTGATATTGAACTGTTCTGTAAATACTCCAAGCTGCACAGGCAGCACATTGGATAGATCATCAGGCTCTGTCTTGCCTGTCTTTTCTTCCCACAGTGATGTCCAATCACCATTCATTATGCGGCGCATATCTGAGCCGCCTAGAAATCCTAGTCTGTTCATGTTGGTTCTCCTTTGTATTGATACTACTGCAACTGTGCAGTAAGTGCAACACGTTTCTTCAACAGCGCATCCAGTAACAGGTTCCTGTTACGCACACGCCACTCGATGTGCTTGTATATTTCTGCGTATGAGGGCCAGAATGTTGACGACTCGACCACACGCTCAAGCGCATACTTCACAATATCTGCTGGATAATCTTGCAGCTTGATAGCTGTAGCTTTAATCCGCATTGCATGATCTTGGGAAGATTCGTTTGAAGGCTTCACTACAAGGGCTGCAACAGCGGTTAGCTGTTCCTCTAGCTGCTGTGCTGTAAAAGGCGTCAGTGCCTTCTGAGCAGCGATTATAGCCCTATTCAAACCTTCTATGTCCTTTGTTGTTATCTCATAGCCTTTGACAATGATCTCAACGCTGCTTTCTAAGAACCTAGTTCTGCTTATCTGCCGCACTGGAAAGCCCAGATAAGATTCCAGCGAAGTGACTAGCCTTTTGTCTGCCTCTGATGGA